CTATAACTTTGCGCTTAGTTCTGCAGCTAAGATGCAGGAGATAGTTGGCAAAGAGAATTATTTTATAGAAGTTCATGATCATGGTTTATCTGAGCAAAAAAAGATAATGGGACAGCTAGTGGAGATAGCCAACACAATCGGCGCTAAAGTAGTGCCAAGTGGCGACTGTCACTACGTTCACAAGGAGGACGCACGAGCGCACGACATAATGTTATGCGTGTCGACAAACTGCAATATTCATACTGAAAACAGATTTTCTTTTACTGGTGATAATTTTTATCTCCAGTCATACGAAGAAATGTCTCAGACTTTCTCTGAAGAATGGCTGAGAAATAGTATGGATGTCTGTGACATGGTTGATTTGAATCTTGAGTTTGGTGAAATATATTTTCCCGATTTTCCTATTCCTACAGAGGAAACATCTGTTGAATATTTTGAGAGATTAGCCTGGGAGGGTTTAAAGAAAAGATATGGAGATCCTTTACCTGACAATGTTGTCGAACGTGCGAAGCATGAAATCAAAGTTGTTAAAGAAATGGGTTTCCCTGAATACTTTTTGGTTGTTTCGGACCTTGTTAAATGGTCTAAGAATAATGACGTAAGAGTTGGATGGGGCAGAGGTTCTGCTGCTGGTAGTGTTCTTTCCTATGCGTTTGAGATAACTAATTTAGATCCTATTAAGTTCGGTCTAATGTTTGAAAGATTCCTTGTTGAAGGCAGAAAGTCAATGCCTGATATAGATCTAGACTTCGATGATAGATATAGGGACAAGGTTATTGATTATGCTAGAGAAAAATACGGGCAAGACAGAGTTGCCCACATCTGCACATTCAATAAAACTGGTGCCAGACAGTCATTGAGAGACGCTGCTAGGGCGCTCGGTTACGGTTTCGCTGAGGGCGACACTGTTTCTAAGCTTGTTCCTCCACCGGTTCTGGGGGTATCAAAAAGCCTTTCAGAGTGCATGGAAGTTCCAGAGTTTATTGGTGAGTACAATTCAAATGAAACATCTAAAGAAATAATAGATACAGCTTTTGGTCTTGAAGGAATTGTCCGTCAGACCGGGATACATGCTGCTGGTGTAGTTATATCTCGTGGTCCTTTAGTTGATTATCTCCCCGTCATGCAAAAGGGTGTGGACAATCCTCTAGTTACACAGTGGGACATGGGTAGAGTTGAACAGTGCGGAATACTTAAAATTGACTTCTTGGGTCTAAGAAATCTTGGTGTTATAGATTCATGTGTACGTCTAGTTAAGAAGCATCGTGGTATAGATGTTGATGTTGAGCAAATACCTTTAGACGATGATCTAACTTACCAGGAGTTATGTAAGGGTAATTGCATAGGTGTGTTTCAGCTTGAATCTTCTTCTATGCGAGAGATGATGGTTGCTCTTCAGCCTAAAAGCATTGAAGACATAATGGCACTAATATCTCTACATAGACCTGGTCCCATGGGTTCTGGTATGGACCGTGAGTATATAGATAGAAAGCATGGTCGCAGTAAGGTTTCTTATGAGCACCCTAAGCTTCAAAAAGTTCTTGAACCTTCTCTCGGAATTATGCTGTATCAGGAAGATGTTCTTGGTGTTGCTAGAGAACTAGCGGGTTTCACGTCTGCTGAAGCTGATGACTTAAGAAAAGTTATAGGTAAGAAGTTGATGGATAAAATCCCTCAGATGCGCTCTAAGTTTGTAGAGGGTTGTGTAGCTTCTTCTGGAATAACTGATCAGCTTGCAAATAAGATATTCTCAGATATTGAATATTTCGGTGGCTACGGATTCAATAGGGCTCACGCAGCAAGTTATGCGATGATCAGTTACATTACTGCCTATTTAAAATCAAACTATACGGTAGAGTATATGGCTGCACTAATGAGTTCTGTTGTTGGTAATAAGGATAAGCAGGCTCTTTATCTTTCTGACTGCAGAAAGCTGGGCATTGATGTTTTAGCTCCTTCAATCAATAGATCAAAAATAGATTTTGAAGTTATTGATAACTCTACAATTATTTTTGGTTTCTCAGCTGTTAATGGTATTGGCCATTCTATTGCGGAGGCAATAGTTGGTTCACAAGATGATAGTCGTCCTTTTGAAAATATATTTGATTTCTTTAGAAGATGTGACCCGGTAATTTTAAAGAAAAGTACACTGGAACATTTGGTTAGGTCTGGTTCTTTTGACGAGCTTCTAATAAAGGATGCCGACCATGTCGGTCGAATAAGCGAACTAGAGGTTCTAGAATCAGAGAAAGATGAACTTGGCATTTATGTTACAGACCACCCTGTTGCCGGCATATGGGATATTCTTTATAAGAAGATTGACTGTGAAATAATTAATCTTGATGAACAGGAAGCTGGTTCCAATATAAGAGTCGGTGGAATAGTTACTTCTGTTAAAAATATTACGACCAAAAAAGGTCACAAGATGTATAAGATAGTTTTAGAGGATATCTCTTCTGATGTAGAAGTTGTTATTTTCCCACGCGATGCAAAGAAGTTAAATAAAGAGATAAGCAAAGGTGATATCTATATTATTTCTGGCACTGTGGTTAAAGAAGGCGATGAAGAAAACTCCCTAAACAAGTTATACTATTCTTCTTGTGAGCAAATTGACTCACATGTCATGTCTTCTGGTAGGGCTATGGTCTTTGAGGTTGATAAAGCTTTATCAGTCTCTGTTGTGGATAAAATTTATGATATAATTAGTTCCGCAAAAGGTGACAGACCCGTGTTTTTGCAGGTAGTTGATGGTCGCCATAAATATTTGTATAAGTTTAATATAGATGCTTCTCCCAAAGTGGAAAAAGTAATTAAGGATATTATAAGCCTGGAGGTATAATGGCCGCTAAAGGAACGTATAGGAATCCTTCTACTAGAGATTGTTGGAGATTCTGTTCTTCATGTAATCGTTGTGCAGATAAGGGTAAGCACGCAAGGTGTGTTGATTGTAGTGGTAGATATGACCCTGAAGGTCGTATTGATCCTGATAGGGATGATTACTGCGATTGCACTAATGGTATTTTGCGTTGGAAAACTCAGCAGGGTCGTCTAATAATTACTAGATTTAAAACCAACCCTTTTAAGGGCGAGGTTAGGTATGAGAAGAAATCTGAAGATGAAAGAGACTGGGATTCTTATGTGAATGATATGCGCGAAAAGCTTAATGATCCTAATTGGAATCCTATAACTATATACGAGGAGTGATTGTGGATAGATTTGATATTAATAAAATTTCTAAAGGCAATATTTCTATAGTTGAGTATTGCAAAGAGGGTAGCGAAGAAGTGGAAAAGGTTTTTGTTTCTTGTGGCATTATGGGTTTTTACGCTGATTCAAATGAAATGAGAGATTTACGACTGCTACTTGATTACTATCTAAATATAGAAAGCATTGAGAGCATTTCTTTTAGTTAGGAGATAAATATGTGGCCTTATTTAGAGGATGATTACATGGAGATCGGTGACACTGGATGGATTCCAGTTGGTGAGGGATCTTTTAGGAATAAGTATAATGGACATTTTTTAGATGAGATTGGCAGAGAGTTCGATGAAAATGGTCAGCTAATTTATGATCCAAATAAATTAGATTAGGAGATGTATTGTCTATACCCGTAAAGAATTATGATGACTTAAGCGATTTAGAAAAACTTAGTTTAGTAGATTTTTCTTATTCTAGAATAGACACATATAAGATGTGTCCAGCTAAATATTTTTACTCTTATATTTCTAGGGAACCCAGGTCTTTTGCTCCGGCAGCAGTGCTTGGTAATATTGTTCATGCAGTGTTTGAAGATGTTTTAGAAAAAGATAAGCCTTTAGATCATCAAGAATTAAAGTTAGAATACAGTAAAACTATTCCAGTTTGGGATCCAAAGAATCAGATACCGCAAGAACTTCTCGATGCTGGAAATGTTATTATTGATGAGTTCTATGATCAAAATCTAGATAAGACATTTAATATTTATGAGAAAGAATTAGGTTTCGATTTTATAATAGGCTCTTATAGGGTAAGAGGTTTTATAGATAGGATTGATATTGATGGTGACCTTATACATATCATAGACTATAAGACTGGTAAATGGGAGGTGTCACCTAAAGATATTTCAACTAACCTGCAGCTAGGGGTCTATGCTTTGGCTGTAAAGAATCTTTTCCCCGATAAAGACGTTTATGCCGAGCTTTATTATCTCAGGTCCGGCAGAAGAAAAGGTCATCTTTTTACAGATGAAGATATAGAATTAGTTAAAGTTAATTTAATAAAGCAAATGAATAATATAATTAATGATACTAATTTTACCCCTACTTCTAATACAAGGGTTTGCTCCTTCTGTGATCATGCCGCTTCGGGTGCCTGCGGTACGGGTGCATTTAGAAATAGAAATAGATAAAAAAGAGAGGGTCGGTTGCCCGACCCTCTCTTTTATGAATTACTTTACTATCAGAAGTCTTCAACTGGATTGTCGATAGAATCCTGAACGAGGTCAAACTCGTCAAACTCTGTCACAAGCTTAACAGCGCGCTCGTGGTTGAAGCCCATGTCAAGTAGATCTTCGATTGTCTGCTCGTTGATCTGCTGTATAACGCTGTTGGTGATGAGTGAAAGTGTATTCATTTTATCTTTCCTTTGTTTGTTTTTGGTTAAGAAATGTTGTATAATGAAACTGCGCGCAATTTCATGAACGATAGGATATCACAATGGAGCCATATGTTGTCAAGTCGAAAGACTTTTTTTTGGAAAAATCTTCGTTCGTTAAGCATCCGAATCTCAATAATATCAGAAACAAGTCGATGGATCAAGAGATACTTGAACATGACGGTGTTATTAAGAAGTCGGCCGGTAATGCGTACAGGTATACTAGAACTGGATTTAGAAAAGATATTAATTTAAATGTCAGGTCAAGTTGGGAGGCTAACTTTGTTAGGATTTTAAATCTCTATAAAATAGATTTTGACTTTGAACCTACTGTTTTTGCTTTTCCGATAAAGAGGGGAACTAAAGCTTATACTCCAGATTTTTTTCTTAGAAATAATTCTGACTGGATAGAGGTTAAGGGTTATTTAGATGATAAAAGTAAAATTAAATTAAAAAGATTTAAAAGATATTATCCAGATGAATTCTCTAGACTTACGTGTGTAATTGGTAAATATTCAAAAGCAGCTAAAGATTTTATGGCTGAGATAGAAGTTCCGGCAGTAGTTTATTATGAGGATATTAGAGATGAGTATGCTGAGTATATAGTTAACTGGGAAGGCAAGAAATGACTAAAGTTAAAAAAAGCTATAAGGAACAATATTATTCTCTTGATGAAGAAGAAATGCAGGAGTTAATCAGGCTAGCTAAAACTGGATCTTCAGTTCATCAACAAGAATTGTTAAAAGTATTTAGCAATTTTTTAACAAAGTATTCTTCGCTTTTGTATTATGGTAAGTATAATTTAAATGATTATGATATACGAAGGTTTGTTTCTTTATTTATAAAAGATCCTGGCACTAGATTCTCCTTAATGAAGCAGAAGTTTACTCCGGCAGTTATTAAAAATGTCAATGAGTGCATGAGGGGTATTCACTATATGGCTAAGAGATATGGTGACGAAGAAGATATTAAGCAGACAGTATACATGACTTTCTTCCAGTGCATCAATAGGTATGAAAGAAAAGGAAGTATACCGTTTAGTGGTTTTTTGTATAGTTATTTCTTTTATCTTTTAAAGAAGAATGTCGATTTATTTTTAATTGATCAGTTGGGCAGGAAAACTTTCCCGTTGCTGGCGGATGAAGCTTCTGGCGATGAGGACTCCGATGAGAAGCATGTGGGATTTAAGGCTGATCCGGTAGAGTATAGTCTTGAGCAGATGTTGGCGGCAGATAAAATTGACGAATTTTGGGTCATGGGTGAGTCTAACATGGTTCCGTTTGATAGACTTACAGTTCAGGAGCGACAGCTTCTGAAGTGGAGGTATGTTGACGGTCACAGGTCTAGTCAGATATCTCAAAAGATTAATGAGCACCCGAATACTGTCAGGGAGCACTTGGTTAAGATACGCAACAAGGTCAGAGATGCTATAATTGAGTGTGACCTAGAGGAGTATAAGACTCTTATAGACATGGAGAAATCTAAATGAATTTACAGTCAGTGGATAAAATCCAAGAACTTTTATCAGATTTTCTTGGACCTCAACTGAACGAAATTGTTAGCGCATATGCAGACGTAGAGCGGCAGCATATGTATTATGTTGAGATACCTGAGTCTGATGTTGTTGATTTGGGTATTGAGAATATAGCTTCACTTGTTGCTCGTTCATCTAATGTTTATGGTAGAGCGGCACGTTTTGCTGGGATAGCCAGAGCGCAGTATAAGATGCTTGAAGGCTCTTATAAAAAAGTTTATAAATCCAACAAGGTTGGAAGAAATGAAGACGAGAGAGAGGCTAATGCAATGAACGCTGCTGAGTCAGAGTATTCTGCTCTAGTAGTTTGTGAGGCTGTTGTTCATTTGGCTGAGTCAATTGAAACGGCTGCTCGCATAGCTTCTGAGTCTGCAAGAAAGCTGATGGATAAGATTCAGTCAATGCAGATAGCTTCATATAGAGAAGAGCGAGGTTCTTATCTTGATTCAGATTTTAGAACCTATTAATAGGAGGTATGATGTTTATTGCTCATTATAAATCTGTTTCTTCATCAGACGAATTTTATTCCAACAAGAGAGAGGCTTTAGATTTTCCAGCTCAAGTAGAATATAATAGTGAAAGATATTCATTGATAAGAACTATTCAAGTGTTTACAAAAGCCCAAGAAAAAAGAGTACTGGAGACAGCAAAAAATTATGGTATCAAACATGGAATTAAAGTCGATTGACGACTGCATTTGCCGCCTGTCAGAAGTTCAAACTTCAATTGAGAATCATCTTACGAATTTAATTAGTGGTGATATACTAGTTTTTTCTTCTAGTGAACTGCAAGATATGTTTCTTGATCTTCATTCGATTCTTACGAAGGATATTGTATGAATATAGAAGTTTTCTGCGATGGTGCTTCTAGGGGGCAGGGACAAAAGAGGTTTGGTGAGGCAGCGTGTTCTGCTGTTGTGTATAAAAATAGGAAAAAGATAGCACAGTTTGCCAGAGGTCTTGGACCTAGAACGAATAATGAGGCAGAGTATGAGGCTGTGATAGCAGGGTTATTAATTTGTTCTATGGCTGATTTAGTGGACCCCATTATTTATACAGATTCTGCTGTTGTTGCTAATCAGGTAAGTGGTAAATGGAAGTGTAAAAATTCTGCACTAATGCCTCTGTTGATGACTGTAGAGGATATTAAGGCGGAGTTTAATTTTAGGGTAGTTCAGGTTCCAAGAGCTTTTGTTTGGGAGCCAGATAGTTTGGCAAATGAATTCTTGGATCAGTTAAAGGAAAGAAAACGAAGCATCTCTAGATTGTGAGTGATATAATATGGGTATGAAAGATTTTAGATATAATCCTAATAAGCCAGTTATTTTGGGTTTAGCAGGAAAAGCTGCTACGGGAAAAACTTCAGTTGCTGAAGCCATTTCACCAAAAGCTAAGATAGACGCTTTCTCGCATGCAATGATGTGGGATCATATATTCTTTGCCCTACCACTGTATGAGCTTGCTTCCATCAAAAAGGGTGTCCGAGGTTCTAGACAGGAAGTTCGTCAGCTGTATGGTATACATGACGTTTTGTATGATTTGTTTGGAGGTTCTCCTATAGGAGATGTTCCACCTTATGAAACTATGGTTTCTATGGTTAGAGATATTCATTCTCTTCCGATAGAGCCGGAGGGTATTAAGCCAAGAACGTTTCTGCAAAAAGCTGGAGACATTTGTAGATCATATGATTCTGATTGTTTTTCAAAATGGGCTATTCGTAAGTCTCACGAGATTTATTTAAACCACACCAGATCATTAGAAGAAGACGCTGAGACTAAACCCGTGTGCGTTATTGTGTCTGACGTTCGTTTTTTGAACGAGGCTGAGGCTATCCTTGATCAGGAAAATGGAATAGTAATATGCTATACTGCATCTGATGAAGTTCGTAATGAGAGAATACTCAACAGAGATGGTGTCTATATGACTAAGGAGCAAATGAATCATATTTCAGAGAAGCAAATAGATAGTATCTCTGAGATTGCTAACCTTGTCATGTCGACAGATGATCTAACTATTCAGGAGCAGTCTTCTTTTACTTTTGATTTTGTTTCTAGTTTGGTGGGTGTTTATGCCTAAGATAACTTCAACTGCAGGTGAGCAGTCTAATAATCCTTCTATAGAACAGGTGGTAGATATTTTGTCTAATGAATTAACAGTTTCTAGTAATCCAGTATTTATATGTGGTGTTAATAGAAAAATTAATATAGGTAATTTTGAAAACATAGATGTTTATGCGGGAATAACGTTACCATTACATAATGTTTCACTAGAGGACAAAGAGGCTTTGCAAACGGCGATAGAAGACGCTGCCGCATACGGCTTTAATCTTGTTTCTAGAGAAACGGGAGAAAGATACTTACTAATTAAAGAGTCACAGCAGGGAAGTTGATGCAATGAATATAGTTAAAAGATTTTTTAGAAATATAATCTCACCTAACAATAAAACTAATATAGATTTTAATGTAGGTGATGGGGAAAAGGTTGTTGATTCATGCATAGGTCCAATCAAATCTAGGATTGGTGGCCATGATATTGATGATAAAGACGAGAATGTTTTAGAGGAAAAGCCCGAGATTAAAAAGGCTGAAGAGGTGGCAAAGAAAAAGCCAGGTAGACCAAAGGGTTCTGTTACTAAGAAAAATGCTAATGCAACAGCGCCAAAGTCTACTACCGCTAAAAAAACGCCCGCCAAGAAAACACCTGCTAAGAAGACTCCTTCTAAAAAGTAAACATTTTCTTACATATTATGCAGCTTAAAGAGAGGCTAACCCCTCTCTTTTTGCTTTTATGTAATTACTATAATAACAATCCACTTGAAAGGATTTAGGTATGGCCGACAAAAAAGGTTTTGGTATGAAAACAAGTACCGATAATAATCACTATAAACTTCTTAAGGACATGACGATGAATGTTCAGGATCTTCCTAAAAAGGGTGGGGAATATTCTGGTCACTGGAAAAAGGTCAGCAATAAGAAAAAGTAAATATGGCTATAAAGAAGCATATTTACATTAGTGGTCCCCGTATGGGTACAAACAACCAAAAGTATAATGGTCCTGTTTTGCCGTACAAGACTAAGAGTAAAAAGAAAAAAAGGAAGCGCAATGGCAAGTAAGAGAGATCCAAGACTGGAAAGAGCGGGGGTGTCTGGCTACAATAAGCCTAAGAGGACACCTAATCATCCTACTAAGTCACATGTTGTAGTGGCTAAAGAGGGTGGTAGGGTTAAAACAATTAGGTTTGGCCAGCAGGGTGTTAAGGGGTCGCCAAAGAAAAAGGGCGAGTCCTCTTCATACGCTGCCAGGAGAAGATCTTTTAAAGCTCGTCATGCTAAGAATATTAAAAAAGGCAAGATGTCTGCAGCCTATTGGGCTGATCGTGTGAAGTGGTGATCTAGATGGAAGCCGTTGTTGTTGCCGCTATTGCTGCTGTTGGTACCGTTCTAGCAGCTTTTGCTCAGAGTAATCGTAAGCAGATTAAGGAATCTCGTATTGAAAACAGAGATGACCATAACCGTGTTGCAGGTTTGTTGAACGGTGTTCAGGATGAGCTTTTAAATCTTCATCATAAAATAGATAATGTTGATGAACATGTTGAAAAGGTTCAAGATCAGATGCATGATCATATGATGTGGCATTATGAGAAGTCTGATCCTCCCGCTAAGACCCGTTCAAGGAGAAGGCCAAGTGGCAAGGAAGAGGCGTGATCGGTATCAGGCAGAGTATTCTGCTATGAAAAGAAGGATGAGAACTATCACTGTAGACGACAAGGATCCAGATCATAAAAATAGTGCCTATTGGGATCTTGGTATTAGAAGAAAAAAGTATTATTCGTCAATGAGGAAAAAGAAAAAATAATGGCTAAAATGACTAGAAAATCGACTAAGAAGGCTGCTTCCGCAAAGAAGACGGCTAAGAAAGATGACACGGCAGGTTTAACCCCTGCTCAAAAGAAGCTTCCTCCTACGCTTCGTGCAGCTATTATGAAAAGAAAGAAGAAGAACGGCAAAAAGTAATGGCGAAAAAGAATGACAAAAAGTGGATTCAAGGCGCTATAAAAAGACCTGGTGCCTTTACTGCTAAAGCTAAAAGAAGAAATATGACTGTCTCACAGTTTGCTAGAGCGGTTAAAAAGAATCCTACTAGGTACGATGCTACGACTAGGCGTCAAGCAAATCTAGCTGTAACTCTTCGTAAGATTTCCAAGAAAAAGAAAAAGTGATTAAGGAGTATTGATATGGGCAGGCCGTATACTGGTTTTGATCAGATTGCTGGCGGTAAAAGAGCTGGCTTTGAAACGTTTATTGATTTGTTAGAGGCACATTTTGGCCTTTGGAATAACGGTACTTTTGGCGTAAGAAAGAAGAGGGGAAAGTCTTCTTATTCTGTTCATGCTACTGGTCGTGCTGGTGATTTAAGTTGGCGTGGTGCACCATATCGTGGTCCAGGTAACTATGATGCTGCAGTGGGGATGATGGATTTCCTTGCGGCTCATGCAGATGCTCTTTATGTTGAGGCTATTTTTGATTATTATCCTGCTCCGTATGGTCGTGGATGGAAGTGTGATCGTGGTGGATGGCAGGTCTATTCTAAGAAAGCTT